GCATGAAAACCTGTGGTATTAGATGTAAGACCAACAGCTTTGCAAGTCGCATCACGAACTCCTTCTAATTTACGTTGAGGGTGGTCTACTGCAATCTCAGATACTGCCCACTTTTCTCGTTTACCTTCTTCTATATTGATCATTTCAGGCCAATATCTACGATAAATAGGGCTATCAATAATTTGTTTAATAGCGTAAAGCTGTTTCTCAGCTAGGTCTGCCGTAGCAGATACATATAGAATTGTAGTCTCAGGGTATTTAGTAATCCACCAAGCTGTTCTATAAGCAACGAGTTTACTCTTCATGTGTCCACGAGGAAGTAAAACTAATTGATTGTTCTTACTTTCTGAACGAGTCCACCATTGTATTAACTCTTCATGTACAGCACCCAACATTAAGTGTGGTGCTACGAGTTTAATGAAAACAGATAGATCGTTCTCAGCGGACTCTTTAATTAAGTCTACTTTATCTTTCATTATTTCTTATTTTTATTTCTAGCAGATATAGCTCTTGCCTTAGCTTTAGCATCTGCTTTAGATGATGCTCCCCAAGCTTTAAGAGATAACAATAGTCTAGTTGGTTCTCCATTAGGTTTACGTTCTGGTCCTGGCATACCTCCCATACGAGCTAAGAAGGAAGCTCTGCGTGGATTATCACCAGATTTAACAGGAGCTTTTAAAGTTCCACCTTTATAGCTGGCTCTTCCCTTAGCATTTAATCCACCTTTAGGATTCTTGCCTTCTTTTCTTGTCCATGCTGGTGTACTCATTTTATCTAAACCTCGCTGTTTTCTTTGCTATGTTTTTTGGTTGTTTAACAAACTGTTTTCCTGCTTTGTTACCCTGTGCTTTAGCTTTATTTGTAGAAGCTTTTTCAGCAGGGCTTAATGCTTTCCAAGCAGCCTCAGGTAAATATCTTTTTTTACCTTTACTTGGTTTGCCATCAGATGTTTTCCATTTTTGACTAGTCCAAGCTTTTAAAGACTGCTGAGATTTAGCAAGAGCCATTACTTATAACCCCCACCTGCTTTTTTATATTGCACGGCAAGGAGTTGAGCTTTACGAGCAGACCATTCACCTGGATCCCCACCTTTACTGCCTGCTTTAATTTTATTAAATAAAGCTTTACGCAGAGTTGGTTTGGTATAATTTCCTGCTTGATTTACTTTTGACTTACTAGCCACGCTTTGCACTCTTTTTCATAGGCTTAGCTGCCATCTTCTTGCCTGTTTTCTTAGCATAGGCTTTAGCTTCTTTTTTACCTTTTTCTGTGTAAGCAAACTTCATTTTTCCGACCATTGGCATAATTATTTCCTTTTCTTTTTCTTAGCTATTACTTTTTCTTTGGCTTCCATTTTCTTACCTTCTTTTTTTTCATGCATTTTCATAGCTTTTTTAGACTTGTACTTTTCCATGCCACCATACTCTTTTATCATTGCCATACTACTCTCCTTTAATTAAAGTTTCTAGTGCCTTTACTATCTATTATTAACGCTTGTTTACGAGGTTTATAACCCTCTTCACAAAAGCTAATATGAATCCAACGATCAAACTCCAAGATAACTTGGTCATACTTAATATCGCTAGATACAATCTTTTTAATAATGTCTTTAGGTGTTCCAAAGGCTGGACAGATAAAATCTGCCGCCAGTCCTTTCGTGTGTTGGCTTGACGGTTTACTTCCAAGTAATGAGTTAACCATAACAGAACGATAGCCACTATTAATAATAACAGGTTTACCCAGTAATGTTCTGACATGCTCTAACCCTTCTGCTAAAGTCTTTAAATTAGTTAAAATTAAAGGGCTAGTTGGAGTATTGTCTATTCCATGCCTTGCTGCTATATCTGACGCTGTTAACTCTTCAAGAGTAAAGTGTTTTGTTAAACTCATTTTTTCTTAATGTAGAATAAACTTCTTTCACCAAAGAGGTAAAATCCTACTGCACTAGCAAAGTTATTAACTTCTTCACTAGGTTGACCTGTACATACTGTATACACCCATGTAGAAAGCACAAGAACCCCTATTATAGGCCTCATTAATCTAACTATGGCTTCTACCCATGGATAAGATGGATTACCTGCTCCAACCTCATTCATTACTTTAAAGAACTCAAGATCAATACTTTTCATTTGAGTATATTGTTCTATAGTAGCTGGTTTAAACACATCAGGAGCTACAAACTTATTGATAAGTGACTTACCTAAGTCCATTGCTACAGGTAAGAAAGCTGATAATATTGTTATTGGATCCATATTATTTGTTAAATATTTGTGTTAATAAAAATACAATAACAAATCCTGCAGTACCTAATAGGATCTGCTCTAGTCTCTTGAGTCGTGCATTGATTGACTCATAACGATAAGCACAGATCTCTTCATGTGTACTTAGTCTTGATTCTAATTCAGCTTGAGTAGGTTTAGTCATTATGCTATATCTTTATATGGGTATCTAGCTTTAATAGCATTTACTGCATCAAGCCATTCTTGTTCTGTTTTTGTACCACGTTGCCATTCAAAAAACATAGGATCAGAATCAATTGGATATGCTTTTGCTCTTAATTTAGATTGTTGGTCATTAAATCCTTGAATTTGACTAGGAATTTCATAATCATCTGATACTTCTGATAATGTAACTACTCCTGTTACTGTAGTTTGAAACTCTGCACCATCACATAAATAACCATTATTAATTTTAGTGATGGTATTAAATGTTCCAAACACCTCATTGTTTGTATTTGTTAATATATATTTCATGTTATTCCTTATAATAATGTAATTACTTCAGCTTGAATACCAGCAGCATAAGGTATGACAGCAATTGCTGTTGTGCTATCTAATGCGTCAATTGCCCCATAAGCATATCCACTAATGGTAGGAACTGTTGTATTTTCATCACCAAGATTTAATCCTAGTCCAACTGTATAAGATACAGGAATAATATGACTACTAATATCAACATTAGATGAGTTAGTTCTTAATAAAGCACCCTGTGTTGAATTAAACCAAGCAATTGAACCAGCTAGATATCCCTGTGCAGTAAATCCATTATTAGAAAATCTTAAATTTGTATAAGACTGTTCTGTAATTGTAGTGCCTGAAATTGTAAATGACAGTTGATTATTGCTTGAAGTAAAACAAGCAGTTTCTGTTGCAGAATAAGGGTATACTAGTAACCCACTTAAACCTGATGAACCTTGTGCATAATCTGAAGCTGATGTACTTAAAGCTGTCCCTATTGTTGGTGCAGATGAAGAACCATTACTTGTAATAATTGCTGTAGTTAAAACACTATTAACCATATAAAACCATTGACAAGTTGTACTTGTTAAAGGAACAAGTCTATTAACATAAGCATTTGCACTTGCAGTACGAGTAGTAGCTGTGCTTAATGTGGGGGCTGAAGCACCATTATGCGTTACTACTCTTACAGATAAAGTTGTACTTGCGGTTGATACATAACAAATCATAGCTGTTGTAGCTGATAAATAACATATATCCGCATTACGAGATGAACCACCAGGTGTTGTTGCAAAACCAGAAGATACTGTTCCTACTGTAATAGAATTACCTGATAATACTAATGGATAAACAACTGATTGAGTTGCAGAATTTTTTTCTATTAATACAAAAGCTGCTGTTGAAGATAAAACGACAGCACCAAAGTTAGTCAAACCATTTGTAGTTCCTGTATATACTGTCACAGGAGTTCCATAAGTAATAGAACCAGCAGAAACTGTGGCTACTACTGCTTTTAAATTTTGCAAGCCTGTTCCTGTTACTACTAGGGGTGACCATAGTATTAAAGCTGTTGTGCTAGATATTTTTTTAACAGAAACATATCCTAAATTATTATTTGAAAATGGAAAAGTACCATTATTAGGATTAGCATAAATACCAGGAACAAGAGATTTGTCAGTAGTTACAGTAGAAGGAAGATATTGACCAAAAAATATATCACCATCTTGTTTAGCCCATGTGCCATTAGCTGTAGCATTAGAAGTTAATGATAACTGAACTGATGCAAAAGGTTTAACAACAGCAAGAATTACACCGCTATTGTTTTCAATATAGAAATCTCTACCACCTCTATTGTTAATAACAAATATAGAACTACCAAGTGTAGAAATAGTTGTAGCATCTGGAAGGATAACTGCTTTATCAGCCGCAGTCATAGTTACATCTTGAACTTTATTAGAGCTAGAGGTAAGTGTAATGTCTACTGCACTAGATGTTGTAGTAGAGCCACCATTCCCTCCTCCTGATGGTGTTTCCCAAGTAGGAGCTACTCCTGATCCTTGTGCAGTTAGGACTTTTCCACTTGCTCCGGTTGTATCTAATTTAGCTAATGTAGCAGCTCCTGATGCAAGTTTACCCGATGTAATTGCTAAGGCATCAACTGACCAAGTTGCTCCAGAACCACTTACTGTAATATCACCTTTATCTCCATCAAGAGTTGTTCCTACAAAAGTTGCTATTTGAGTTCCAGTTACCTTTTTAGAGGTACCTGCTTCATTAATTTCAAACTCATTAGCACCTGCTACTGCTGCTGCGGAGGTTAAACCCGATATTTTTACATTTGCCATTTAGTATACCCTTTTCCAGTTTCCACTTATTTTTTTATATATTGCATTCGGTTGTTGCCATGCTCCATTGTACTTTACATAAGGAACAAATAATTTCCATACTCCACTAACTTTAACATAAGGTTCAGAAGATAGAGGTATTAATGTAGGATTAGCTACTAGTGAACCTACAACTGTATTACCTACTTCCTCATTAGTTATTCGTATATCACCAGCTTCTGTTATACGAGTATCACTAGCTTCAGTAATACGAAGTAATTCTTCTGATACTGCTTCAAATTGTGCATACTGAATTAAAGGCATTAGTAAACCCTCGTCCAAGCACCACTTACTTTAACATAAATATAATCTGGAACTTTCCAGGATCCTAAATGTTTAACGTAAGGAGTTGTAACTTTCCAACTAGTATCTTTAACATAAAGAGTAGAAGAGAATGCTATTCTTGTTCCATCTGCTTCTAATGTTCCTGTACTTGATAGTGCAGAAGTTGCTTGTATTGTTACATCTGGATCTGCACTTAGAGATCCTGTAGCTGATAATGCAGCATTTCCAAATTTTATGTTTAACCCTTGATTAACAAGAGTTCCTGTAGCAGTTAAGTCACTTAGACCAAATCTTGTTACTAAACCTATTGCTGCTAAACTAGAAGTAGAAGTAAGATCACTAGATCTATATGCTTTTACATCAGGTATGGCAGCTACTGTGCTAGAAGCTATAAAGTTATGGCTGTGACCAATTCTACGATCACCTGCAAATAAATGAGTACCTAGTACTTGTAAATTAGCAAGGCCTTTTAATTTCCCTGTGCCAATTACACTTAGTGATCCAGTGCTTGTTAAAGAAGACTCTGCTTTTTTAACTACTACTGATACTACACTTAAACTTCCAGTACTTGTTAAATTAGATAAACCAATTTGTTTTAGACCACTTATTACTGCTATAGATCCAGTACTAGTTAGATTTGTTAATCCCGTAGCTTTTAAAACTGGTGTAGCTGAAAATATTCCTTCACTACTTATATTAAAAAATGCTTTTGGTTTTCCAGTACCTACTACTGCTATTGTTCCTACACTTGTAAGATCACTAAACCCTTCATCAAAAAGTTCAGTAATCCGAAAGACATCGGCTTCCGTTATTCTATAGTCCCCACTCTCGAGGACGCGAAAGCCATCTGCCATGATTAAGCGATTGTTAAGTCAATATTGCCAATTGAGAACTCTAGTGTATCACCATCATTAACTGTCTTGGAAGCTGTCATAGCACCATGCCATAATAACTGACCTCCAGTTAATGCAGTGTGAATACCAATGTGAGTTACTGTACCATAGTTAGCACCAGAAGCTGTAAATGAAACTGCACCTGTGTTAGATGTTGTACCACCTGGTGATGTTGCTGCATCAAATGTTACTGATTGACGAGCATAACCTCCTGTTGAAACTTCTGTACCACCACCTGAATCAGATGGAGCTGCTGTGTATAATGCCACGTACCATGCTGTTGGTCGTGTTGCAGAACCTGTAGTCATTGCCCAGTCAAGTAATAACTTCTCTGCGTAGTCTGATAAAGCTGCCATGTATTTCTCCTGTTAAATTAAGTTACTTTGAACCAGATATCACCGTTAGAACCACCTGTAGGCGAACTGGTACTTATTGTTACGCGATCCACTAACGCAAGATAGTCATCGTATATTGTTTGCATTGCTGCAAGAAAGTCAACACCACCAACTTGAATAGCCCCTGCGTTTATAATACTTTGACCATTCATATCAAGAGCATTTGCCATTTGGTTGGGTTCACCAGCTGGATTGTTTCGATATAAAACTTTATTGTTTAATTCTGTTTCAATAGCGTCAAACGCGTTATTAAGCGTAGTGGTACTATTAAAACCAGAACTTAAATTTGATATGCTAATTTTAGCCATTGCGTTTTTTCCTCATTGCTTCTTTTGTTAAATTTGTTTTTGCAGATACAACTCGTAGGTTTGACTTCTTGTTGCTACCTCCACTCTTAAGTGGACGCTTATGATCTACTTGTCTACTATCACCAACTTTAAGACCAACGGCTTTTCTTGCTGAGTTACGTTTAGCTCTATCTTTAACTCTGCCAGGCTTTGATGTCTTTTCCCAGGAGAGTTCTTTTTTGTAATCTCGTTTACCGTTTGTAGTAAAAGGCATTATGGGTACAAGTACTCTGAACCATTAGTTGCAGAGTAGAGTCTCATTAAGTCAGGTAGTGATAAACCTGTAACACCTAAATCAGTTTCAAGGGCTTTCTTTAAACCATCGTTGTATTGTTTAGGATAGCTCTTAGTAGCACAGTAAGCTCTGAATGTATCTGGATTTGGATAGTTAAGCATTGTTGACAACCTTTAGACCAATTCGTTCTAGATCACTAGCAACGTCTTTATTTATTCCGAGTATATGTTTCTTCTCGCGTTCAAGTTCTTCTTTTGAAGGACGACCTCGTTTAGATAGGTAACCTTTCTCAACAAGGTATTTAGCAGCATTCACACCCTTAGCATCGTTATCGAGTGAAGAAGTCATGAGTGCTTTAATGGCCTTAGCCTTAATACGAATGTCTAGTTCTTCTCTCCAAGCTTTAATCTCATCTTTAATCGTAGGGATTGTATCACCCTGTAACTTTTGCCAATGATCCCAGGAATTGAATACGTCCATTGCGAACTCATACTCAAGTCCTGGAACATGATCATAGGCCATGTATAACTTCTTGAGGGAAAGATATTCAACGCCGTCACGAATAATATCTTCTGCTTTGAGGGTGAAGATTGGGGGATACTTCGCATCAACACCATATCGTAGCTCCCAGAATAGACTCTGAGTTCTATAACGACCCATTTCATCTTTCATGGAAGAATGTAATTTGTTTAAGTTCATAGACGACAGTTAGTTGGTTTTTGTAAGACGAATTTAGAGTCGATTCGCTTTTAATCGACGAATCTTTATTATACCAGAATAGTATATCATAAAACTATTAAATTGTCAAGTATTATTTAGTTTATAGTTATAATTATATAATTATAGTTTATAGTTATAATATATAATTTACTATTAACTCTTTACTATAATTAATAATTATAATTTATTATATCACATAATTCTTAATTTGTCAAGAGGTAATTAAATTATTAATTAATCCCGAGCAGAGGGTACGTAAGTAACCGATGCGAGGGGTAGGCATAGTCCGCAGTTGATAATCCTACCCCGAGCATATGATTAATAGTCCCCGGTAGGGATGTCAGTTAACAATTCTTGATCTCTAGAATTTCTATGAGATAATTTTTAGTCCTAATGCAATCTAAGAGCTCTGATTGTAAACCCCTGGGTACCCTTTGTGACTACAATTAACTGGTGTAATACAAAACCAATTGTCCCACCACATATAAATGATTGATAACAAACAACAATACATTTCTTTGCGAAATGTTATAAACCCTTTTTAATAAACCCTTTAAACCTAACCCCAAACTTCCTTGCGTTTCGCCGCAAGACCACGACCAACTTACCAGTTGGATGGTAAAGCAAACCCAAGAGTGTATAATATCATATACAATTAAAATGGTAACACAAAAAAATTAAAATTAAATAGACTTTCGCGGCATAAACGGATTACTTCCCGCAAGCGGGCCCCTTCCATTTATTCCACGGTTCTATTGAATTATTAATTTGTTTTGTGAAATTATGTAATTGTATATGAATATATATACATTTTTTAATAACTTCAAGGAGCATAACATGAAAGACCCAAGACAACTTTATCTTTTCAATGACATGAACTTCGATGATATGGAGTCAGATGACTATGAAGAAGCTTACTTCAACTATCTACTCGATAACATTGATGACATAGAAGATGAACAAGAGTTCTAGGCTACAAAAAATAAGTCCCTTCTTTCGTGAAGGGACGTTATTTTTCTTCGATAATTCTCAATTAATAAAAAGGAAATCATAAAATGGCTACAACAACAAAGAAAGTTTATTCAGGTCCAAAGTTTGACTTTGATTCATTCAATGGCTTAGTTAAAAATCAACCAGTAGGTACTCGTTTATTCCTTGCTGAACAATTGATTCGTG